ATGCAATCCAATCTGAACGATTATCAAAAACGTCTGGAGAGAAGTTAGTAGATCCGTCTGGGTTAATTGAACCAGATGAAGTGTCGATATCTTCAAATACTTCTAAGATTGTTCCTGCAGTGCCAGTAATTGCACCATCTCTGTCACGCACGACAACGTGCATTCTAGTCGCACTTGAAGGAGCAGAGTCAAATAAATCTGCATCTCTCCACTGTGTGCTGAAAGTATCATTGTACTGAGAACCATCTGCTGGACTAAACACTCTATCAAAAGTGACTTGTCTCGTATAAGGACCAGATCCGGTAGGCGAAGCAATTGCAGTCACAACTAGTTCGTCTCCAGTTGATAATACGATTCTATCTCCAACTGAGAGATATGTAAGAGCCGAAGTACTATTTGTGATTGTGCCTACAGTTTTATATGGTTCAATTACTAGATCATCTGCTCTAGCAGTTGGTGCCATATTCGAACTTCCCACGCAGTGAGACACTTGAATAGAGTTACCTAATGTACCTTTGTATTTTGCGTTAAAGTTTGTGCCGGTAGATGCGACAGCAGTGCCAACAACACGTGTTACGTACAATGCATCACTGTACGACAAAAAGTTTGCGGCTGAAAAGAACGTCTCGTAGTTTGACCACTGAGTAGTTGTTACTGTACGAGCAGTGCCTTGCACGATAGTAGGACCCGTATCATCTACAGATCCAGTTCCACTACCTGTGTAAGAAATGCTGTACGTTCCAACTATTTGATTGCCAACTGAAGACCATGTTAGTGTAATTAAGTTACTAACCACTGATACAGAGTAATCAGTTACACCTTCTAAAGTTAGTTTAGCCTGAATTGCTGTTGCAACAGCACTTAAATCAGTATAATCGCCTGCGGCAGTAATATAAGTTTCACTACCAACTACAAGTGTCCACGTATCGGTAACTGCACCACCTGCTGTGGGTACTGCAACATCGTCAAACGTTACAGTCTCTGCGGTACCTGCCGAAGATTCAACTGACGTAGAACTACTTAATGGTTTACCAAAGCGATTAACTAAGTCTTGCTCTGATGTTACTAGGATTCTTTCTAGTTCTGGACCCCAACGGAAAACACCTGCGATAGCGCCTTCAGTTGTCGCTACAGCTGGGACGACATTCGTTAGGTCGATTTCGCTGATATTAACGCCTGGACTTGTTTGAAAAGCCATTTCTCATTTCTCCTTGTTTATTTTGTAAGTTATAAACTTCTTTATTTCTATATTTATAAAAACAGCAATTTAGTAGTTTAACCACTGGGCTGTTCCTAACTGTTCCTCTTCAAGGATATCCTCGTCATAAGTGTTGAAACCAATTGGTAGAAGGCTTTCCATAAGTTCTTCTTCGTTCCTTGATCTGAGTTTATCGATAGTATTTATGTCTGTGACTTCTTTGAAAAACGTTTGATCGGTCATCCATCCGAATAACACTAGACACATAACCAAATCATCGTGTGTTCCAGATTCCGCTTCATAAGAATTGCCACGTCTGGAGAATGTTGAAAGTTCATTTATTGTTTGGAAGTCGTTAATTATTAGTTGATCTTGCTCAATCAACATTTTAAGCATGTTACAGCCTATAGACTTCACATTTTTTGTAGTTCTGATTCCTTTATCAGCGTTTTTAGAAAACCCAGTAGACAATCTTTTACCCGCTCTTCCTGCCGACTCAGTAAACATTAGTGTTTCAACTTCAAACTCATAATGTAGTACTTCTGATACCTGTTCTCCTATGTCGTTTACTTCGATTAAAGTATACGCATCGTTGTATCTTTCTATACTTCTATATATGATTTCAGCGTAGTCAATGGGAGTGATAGTATTGTCTTTGTATACACATACTTGCTGGTATGGCATTTGGGTTACATCAATTATCTGAAATGCAGAATAATCTAAGCCTTTTCCTCTAGACACATCTACAACACACACGTAAACGTGGTTATGTTGTGGTTGTTGATAAACTTTCATCTTATCTGTCTGTGCAACAGGCTGTAGATCCACCATAGTCTTAAGTTTAGAGCCTTCTATCAATGTTCCTGAAGAACCTAAGAAAGCACACTCAAACTCTTGCGAGAATTTTTGCTGATCAAAATCCATAGCGGCAAGAGTTTCTTGCTTCCACTTATCGTTGCGACCAGGAACTTTGCCCCAGGGCACTTCAATATAGATGTATCCATTTCTATTTTCTTGTGCGCCAACACACGTTTTATAGAAGTGATTCAGTCCGTTTGGTGTGGAAGTGAATAGAATTTTTGTTGTATCACCAGATGAAATTGTAGGAAAAACAGATGCAAAGAACTCATCCCAGTTCTCTACGAATGCAGTCTCATCGATATACAAAAAAGAAATAGATTTACCACGAATAGCACTTGATGATGTAGAGCCAGCTATAATCTTACAACCATTTTCGAATTCGACTGAACCCTTGTTCCACTCTATAACTCCTTGCTGTAGCCAAGCTGGGAGTGCCTCGTATGCAATTTTGATTCTATCTAAGATTTCACGTGCGGCATCGCCTTTGTTTGCGAGCAATGCAACAGTTTTAAAGTCGTTAAAGATGATGTAGTGTAAGATTACTGCAACGGCTGTAGTTGTCTTACCAGCCTGTCGAGAAGTGTTAACTGTGACACGCCTATTCTCAGTGATTGCTGTGCAAATATCTTTCTGATAATCATACATCTTAATAGGAATTAACCCATGATCAACGTGTACAATTTGAATATACTTCTCAGAAAAGTAGATAGGATCTTTGGCACATTTAAGAAACTCAGTGATCATTTCCTGAGTGAATTCAACGTCTGTGCCTTTGCGTTTTAGATTAACGTTACCGTTATAACCTTTAACCTGCATCGTTACTTCTCATGTCTTTCAATAATTGCTGTAGTTCAGCGGTAGATCCAACAAATAGATTATTATTCGTCATTGCTTTTTCTGACGGATTTTTATCTTCTTCGCTCTCTTGCTTCTTAGCAGACATAGATACTAAATCTTTGTTAGCATCCACAAGTGTTTTCATGATAGTTGATACAACTTCGTATGCACGTGGATGCTCTGATGCCTTTGCGACATCTAACATTTGCTCAAGTGCTTCCGTGCCGGTTTCAATGATATTATAGAAGTTAGTTCTAGCATAGTCGTAATCCCTGTCAGCCTTATCGTCAACAGGTTTTAGTTCTGCTAGTTCAGTCTTCTTGGGAACTACCAATTCACCTTCTCCCTCATTCAAATTTTGCAAAGGCTCTAGACCCAAGCTATTACTAATATCATCTTTAATCATGTCAAGCATCCAATATTTGTACGATCTCTGCCCAATTATCATCAATGTTAATATCTGAGTATGCGACAGAATCCGCAATTTTCGTAGTAGGTTGACCGCCACTGGTCAAACCAGGTTGTACGTTCACTTGCTCTTCGGCAACTGTAGCCGTAGTATTAGTATATATATTATTGTCAACGAACTTAATTATTCTCTTATTTGTAGTTGGACCAAAGTAGAATGCTTTCATCTGAAAGTTCAGAGTCCACATCAACACTCTTCTCGTCTCAAAATCCCCCTCATACGAGTCTTCTGTAGTTACGCTTTGTAACACAACAGGAATGTCTACATAGAAATCCATGCTATCGATCATCTTAACACTGACAGTCACGTCTGGCTTGAAGAATGGCAAGATTTGCTCTAAAATCTTTGTACCATCTTCCGTGTACTTTGTCATGATATTCAACTGAAAGTCGATATCATATGGAGCAGGACTATACAAGTTTAGTACATTATTGTCATCTGCTGATATAGATTTCGTCTGTCTTATGAGCGATCCCACTTTACGAGCTGGATTGTAATTCATTCCCATAATCTCGAATGACATACGAGGTAGAGTGATTGCAGGTTTATCTAAGTTTGGATCGCCTTCTAGTCTTGCAAGTAACTTTTGGGCAGGTGCATAGTTGATAGGTACAGTCATTCGCTGTATCTCAGTGCCTGCGTTATTACTGCGACCTATCTGAATGTCGTTAAATAGTGTGCCAAATACAGCAACATATCTTCTAGTTGATTCGTTGTAAAAGTGTTGACCAAACATTAGAAGTTATCCTCCCCGAATGGATTGTTTTGACTGAAATCAACAATGTTATCAGCAAAAGACTCGATTGTAGTATTATCCGCAATGTCATCGTAAGTCTCTACACTTTGCAGTTTAGATACTTCTACGGTAATCGTTTCGCCCATTCCTATAGTTGTGGGATTGATATAGTAGAAAGTGCCGGTAGTTGTTGGAGTGAAAATTACTTTGCCGTCAATACCTGGTGTGCCAGTAACATTAACTCCAGTCGTGATTTCTGAACCAGTGTTAGGCGATGTAGTTGTATAGATTCGTAAAGGGAATCCAGTGTTAGATGCGTGAGATTGATCGAATATAATTGTCTCATCTACTCTTGCTTCAAGTTTAGGAGTACTTACAAGATCGCCTCTGGCGTCAGTGTCTACCATGTGAAATACACTGTTTCTAATTTCTACTGTGAACGTTGTTCCTTCGCTATCGATAAACAAGTTTTCATCTTTAAACTTATCATCTAAATACGGCAATCCAGTGTCGAATCTTTCGCCGCTATACTCATACAGTTCACATCTCAGATCATATGTTTGAAGTGATCCCATCTGATAGAAAATTGCTTCGTGTTCTACATGTTGAATAACAAACATTTTTCTATTCAAAGGAAGATATATAATATCTCCTTCACGTGGTCTATTAATCTCTGTGTGTATACCAACCTCTTGCTCATACGTAGTTTTTGCAACCGTAAGCGTAATTGAGTCTCTAATCTGTAATCCAAACTTAGACAGGAAGTCTCCTTCTCCTTCAAATCCGTCTACATTTTTTACGTACATCTCAGTTTCATACGCATCTTTGTAGATGGGAAGATCGTCTTCGTTTAAGAGATCGTCTTTGGCGCCCAAAGTTCTAGGCAAAAACATAGTGTCTATTCCGAATATTTTTATCGATTCCACGACCAAGTCATCGATGAGATGTTGCTCCATCGAATTCTCGTAGTTTTCGAAATAGTAATTTTTAGCCACAGTTTTTATCCTATCATGTCGATAACAGGAAGAGAGTATGAGGAGATCATTTCTTCTTCTAACCTCGTTATCTCATCACGTGCATCATTTAAAATTTGTTCTCCGTTGAACTGAATGTTTCCTGGCAGAGTCATGCCGTTAAACTTAGTTAAATTGCTGCCCCATTGATACTTGATCTTCGCTGTTGCATAATTTTGCAACCAGCGGTCTTTGAATACGTCTGAGTATGTTGTTGGGTCAATAACCTTGTAGCACTCTGCTACGATATATTCGCCTTCTACGAGTCTGTCCCAATCAGTGTCGATAAACAATCTGTTAACGTGTCTGTTATATCTAATCGGTTGCATACCAACCAATAATTCTTCCATAAATTGCAAGTTTTGCATTGACATGAAGTAGTTAGTTAAGTTATAATTAACCATATCATGTATATTATTCAATACAAATTGGTATTGGACATTAAACATACCTGTGCTTGCAGTAATACTTGATCCTACTGGAAATAGATTAATTACTCCGATAATGCTTTCGGGTACAGTAATATACTGATTCGTTATATCAGTTGCAGTGATTTGATGCTTGAAGAAAGTTCTTTCAGTACCATCGAAATGATAGTCCCAGTAATATGACAATGCCTCATCAATTCGATCCTGTGCTTGATCTTGATCGACATTAATTTCAATGACTGGTTTACCTAACTTTCGTAAGCACCATTCTGTAAATTCTGTTCTTGTAGTAGGCTGTGCCATTTCTATTTCCTATAGTTAGATTTCTATAACTATTTATAATGTGTGATTAGCTAGAAATCTGCATCAAACTTTAAAATTGCGCCAGTGCTTTGTGTGGTCATTCTTGTCACTAGACCTCTAGTATCACTTGTCGCAGAAGCGAATAGCGTGATAAAGTGCGGAGATGATGCGTCATTATGTATATTGAGATTCGTCAGTCCTCGCCAAGAGATAGCTTCTGCTACAATTCTATACCAAGCAAGGTTACCATAATCGAGTGTTGGCAATACTCTCATTCTGCGAGGTAATTGAACTCCTATATAAGCACCATTTGTTCCGTTCCATACGCCATGACCCACATTAACTTGTCCTGAAGTTAAGGCTTGCGATCCGTCGATGGAGTAAAAGTACCTTTGACAAAGAGAAAGTTCTTCGGTATATGGTCTATACTCAAAAGGAGTCGCTACTGGACTTATTTCTAGTTGATACTGAGTAAACTCAAAGAAAGAGCCATTAGTAACTGTCGTACCAGGACCAGACCATATTCCTATAGACGGAGTATTAGCGGCTCTACCTCCAGAGACTAGAGTTCCGAATCTAAAGGTACATGTAAATTTTTTCCATTCTGTAGATGTCGGAATATAAGCAGGAGACATTGTTGACCATTGTCTAATGATGCATCCGTCAATATTAGTCCTATACCAAAAAGATATAGTTACTTGTTTGCCACTCAGTGTCTCCCAATCTTCATATATCTGATATACATCCATACCTCCACTGCCAGTATAATCGAATCTTAATGTGTTTACATTTAAATTATCTTCGTGTCCAATGTTCACATTTTGATTCCAAGAAACACTACAATTAGTAGTAGTAGACCCCATAGTCCATCTATCTATAAAATAATCTGCGGCTTGAGGATTTGTGGCTGATGTGAATCCTCTCTGATTTACTCTCATGTCGCCGTTGATGGTAAAGTTTTTTCTGCCAACACCAATTAAATCTTGTTGATCTCGTACTGTCTCAGCACGTAGCATTGCTTCA